AAAGTAAGAGAATTAGCTTTACTAGTATCTAATTCATTCCTGTAATGCTTTCTTAAAGTTGGTTCTGATATTTTTAATATCTCTGCTATTAGTTTTTGCGGTACACCAGCTATGGTTAATGCTTCTACATTTTTAGCTTTTTCATCAGTTTTTTTATATTCTGGTCTTCCAGCATTTGATTGTTCCATAATTTCTTTTTTATAAACGAAAAAAATTAATAAACCAATAAAATTAAGAGTTTTTAGCAAATTTTAGTGGTATTTATTAGAATTTAAGACGAAAAATATTATGTTCTTGGTTTGTTCTGGTTTTATAGCTAAAAACCCTTATAAAATATAGCTTTTTTAATGATAATAAAATCTAATAATTTCTAATAATATCTGTACAATGTAGTCTATACAACTATAATAAAATTATGTTCTTAACAAAAAAAGGAGAAAAGATGAGAAGAATAAACATAGTAAAAGATAAAAAGATAGAAACACAATCATTTGTAACTAAAGAGGATTTGGTTTCTTATTTAAGAAAGAATTTAGATTTTCATGGTGTTCTGCTTATGGCAGATAATATCTGGAATCTAAATGTTGGCACTAGCTACGAGGCTTTTGGTTACAAGTTCTCTTGTGCTAGTAAAGCAAGAGCAGGTAACCACATAGTAATATAACAAAAAAAGGAGCAAAAAATGACAACTATGAATAGACTAAAAAGAGACGAGTACATCAAACATGTGGCAGATACATTAGTAAAAGAAATGGAAAAATCTGGTACTAATTTTATTATGCCATTTATTGAAGATGGTATGCCAGTCAAGTTAAGTAAGGTTGGTCAAAAAAATCCATACTATAGAGGTGGTAATGTTTGGTGGTTAAACCTAAACAAAAGATGTTACAAATATAAAACTAATGTTTGGGGTACAGCTAAACAAATCAAAGATAAAGGTGGTCAAATACTTGAAAAAGAAAAAGGTAAAGCTACGCAAGTTTATTTTTACAAACCTTATGATTATGAAACTACAGCAAAGAGAAATAGTGCTAATCATAAAAAAGGTGATAAAAAAACAGCTAGTGCAGTTTATATGGCTTTTTTCTGGGTATATAATATGAGCCAAACAACTTTGGCTAATAAATACCTAAAACTTGGTGATGGTGCAAAGACAGATCAAGAAGTAGAAAAGTATATAAACAATACTGGTGCTATTATTGAAGATGGTTACGAGCAATGCTTTTATTCTCCAACAAGAGATATGATTGGTATGGTTGATAAAAAGTTCTTTAATAAAACTGGTACAAGTAATGCTACTGAAAATTATTACTCAACTTTATTACATGAATTAACACATTGGACTGGTCATAAAGACAGATGTAATAGAGATTTGGCTAATAGATTTGGTGATAGTGCTTATGCTTTTGAAGAGTTGGTTGCAGAGTTTGGTGCGGCACTTCAATGTTGTTTACTTGGTATTACTAATAAACCTAAAAAAGAATCAGCACAATACCTAAAAAGCTGGATTAGTAAGATCAAAGACGATCCAAAAGCACTTTTCAAAGCTATGTCACTTGCTGATAAAGCTGTTGCTTTTATTGAAAAACAACAAGAAGAAGTTCAATTAGCTGCATAAAAATATATAATAAAGCCACAATCTGTAATGGGTTGTGGCTTTTTTTTTATTCTGTTATAAAGTTTCACATGAAATATAAACCACTGCCATTTTACTTAACTATTAAAAAATCTAATATTCATGGTTTAGGTTTATTTACCTTAACAAAAATTGACAAAAATCATACTATAGGTATGACACACTTACAAGTTGAAAATGATTTAATAAGAACACCTTTAGGTGGTTTTATCAATCATTCAGAAAATGCAAATTGTGTCAAAAAAATGTTTAATAATAGATACTTTTTAACAACTACTAGAGATATATTAAAGGGTGAAGAATTAACTTTAAGATATGAATGGTATAATGTATAAAAATTAAATGAAAGTACAGCAAATAGAAATAGATAAGATTGTACCATATATAAATAACCCTAGAAAAAATTTAAACGCAGATAAGGTAGCTGGTTCTATTAAAGAATTTGGTTTTCAGCAACCAATAGTAGTTGATAAAAATTATACTATTATAGTCGGTCATACAAGATACGAGGCGGCCAAAAGACTTAAAATGACTAAAGTACCTATTACTATAGCAGATTTAGATATAAACCAAGCTAAAGCATACAGAATAGCAGATAATAGACTTAATGAAGATAGTACATGGGATAATGATCTTTTAAATGTAGAAGTAAAGGGTTTGTTGGATAATAATCTAAATTTAGATATACTTGGCTTTGCACCAGGTGAATTAGATACATTACTTGCTTCTTCTAATTTAGATGAACAAGATAAAGACTTTGAAGAAATAACAGAACCACTTAAAACTAAAAATAAATGTCCTTCTTGTGGTTATGAATGGGATTAATAATATTTTAGAAAATTATATAGATAAAAATATACCAGATAATGAAGTTGCAGTTTTACTTTCTGGTGGTGCAGATAGTCTTTCTTTAGCATTTGCATCTCATAATCTTGGTAAGAAAGTACACGCATATAATTTTTATTTAGATGGTGATATAAGCTACGATACAAGAAAAGCTAACATTGCATCTAGTCTTTTAAAGTGGCAGATTACAAATGTAAATGTACCAAGAAATAATTTAAAGCAAGATTTTAAAATACTTCAAAAAAAATATAAATGTAAAAAGAAAACACAATATGAATGTACTTTTCCATTCTTATATATCTTTCCAAAAATAAAACAGAAGTATGTTTTATCTGGTATTGCTGCAGATGGTTGGTATGGAGTAAGTAAAAGAGCAATGATAAATTTTAGAGAACCAAAAGAATTATTTGATAAATTTAGAAATGATTATTTTGGCGCAACTAACCCTGCTGGTATATTACAACAAAGACAATTAGCAGAAGAATATAATAAAATTTTAATACACCCTTATTTGTGGGTAAAAGAAATTAAAGATTTTTTTATGCAATATAGCCATAAAGAATTACATATTGGTACCCAAAAATCACATATTAAAAAGGCATATAGAGAATATTTCAACAAAATTGGTAATGTAAAAGGGCATCTTAACCTACAACTTATTTCTGGTATTGATAAACTCTTTGAAACTCTTTTATATGATAAAGAGATAAATTTTAAGAATAGAAAAAGGGTAATGGATATTTGTAGGGATTGGTCAATATGAGGAATGCAATAAGTTTTTTTTCTGGTTGTGGTGGTTCTAGTCTTGGCTATAAATTAGCTGGTGTAAATGTTCTTTATGCTAATGAATTTGTACCAAAAGCATCAGAAACATATAAGCTAAATTTCCCAAATACAATTATGGATACAAGAGATATAAGAACAATACAACCACAAGAGGTATTAGATAAGATTAATCTAAAGGTTGGTGAGTTAGATTTTTTAGATGGTTCACCTCCTTGTGCATCTTTTTCTACTGCTGGTAAGCGAGAGAAAGACTGGGGTAAAGTTAAGTCTTATTCTGGTAAACAACAAAGAACAGATGATCTTTTTTACGAATATATTAGAATGGTAAAAGAAATTAAACCAAAAATATTTGTAGCAGAAAATGTTAAAGGGTTAATAATGGGTAAAGCAAAAGGACATTTTAATAAATTTTTAGCTGAATTTAATAAGTTAAATTATAATGTAAAAGCATCTTTACTTGACGCAAGTTATTTAGAAGTACCACAAATGCGTAAAAGAGTATTTATTATTGGTGTAAGAAAAGACTTAAATAAACAACCAGTATTTCCAAAAAAGCATAAGCAGATGATTGTAAAAGATGTTTATAATAAAAATTATCCAGTTGAGAAAGAAGCCAAACATATACCAAAATCATATATGAAATATTTAGTAAATCTAAAACAAGGTGAACAACCAAATGGTAGTTTTTTTAGTCTAAAAAGAAACCATTTATATAGACCAAGTTATACAATACTAGCTACTTATGGTGCAGGTGCTTGTGTAATGCACCCTTATGAAAATAGGCACATGAGTATAGCAGAATTAAAGGATATTTGTAGCTTTCCACAATCTTTTAAATTAACTGGTACTTGGCGAAACCAATGTGAGAGATTAGGTAGAAGTGTACCACCTAATATGATGAAAAACATAATAAAGACACTAAAGAAAGAAATTTTTAATGAAGATACCTAAAACTTGGACATTTGAAAATAAAGAAGTTGCTAATGATTTTGATAATCATGTAAGAGAACAACTACCTTGGTATGATCTAGCTACACAGAGTGTTATTCACATAGCTAGACATTACATTCCTTTTAATGGTGTTGTATATGATCTTGGTGCTTCTACTGGTAACATTGGTAATTCTTTAAAAGATATATTTAAAAAAAGAAAAGTAAATTTTTTTGCTTTAGAAAAGAGTAAAGAAATGATTGATAAATATAACTGCGATTTTGGTAAATTAATAAATGAAGATGTTGTAGATTTTAATTATAAAAATTTTGATGTTTGTATTGCTTTTCTTTGTATTATGTTTGTTGAACCTAAATATAGAAAGAAACTTTTAGATGATCTTTATAGTAAATTAAATACTGGTGGTTGTATTATTTTATTCGATAAAATAGAAAGTGTTGGTGGGTATATTGGTACAATTAATTATCGCTTAACTTTAGCTGAAAAGGTAAAAAGTACAGATTACAAAGATATTATAGAAAAAGAATTAAGTTTGCAGGGCATACAAAGACCAATTACATATAAATTACTAGAACCATACAAACCAAACTTATTTTTTAAATTTTCTGACTTCGTTGGTTATATAATAGAAAAAAATTAATTTATTGGTTCTATCTTTGCATTTGGTTTAAATTTATGTTTTTGATATTTATTACCTTTATTATCTACATATTCATAATAAAAACCAAACTCGCCTTTTTGTTTTAAAACTTCACCTTTATATTCTACAATGGGCATTTTTACTTCTGTGGGTTTATTATTAATTTCATCTTCAAATCTTCGTTGATTTAGCCATGTACTTATGTAAGGTACAAATTGTTTATCTGTTACCTTTTCAGAGAATTTGTTAAATGTTTCTGCTAATTTATTTGGTTCTATTTTAGTACATTCTCTTTTAAAAATTTTAAAAGCATATTTTTTACTACCCTTTTTTAATCTTAATGCAGTCCAAAAGGTTTCAAAGCTGTCATATATATTATCTTTAGGAATAGGGATAGGGATAGGAGTAGGTGCTTTTGTTTTGCCATTGGCAGTTGTATGCCATCTTGTTTCTGCCCCCTTTTTACCATTTTCTGACTTCTTTTCGTAGTATTTAGTTAAATAGTTAAATTCTTCTGTTATTCTTTTTTGAGTATATTTATTATCTTTTTCTATAAAAAACTCTTTAAGAACCAAATTTACAATATCTTTACATTCATCTAATCTACATTGGCAAATTCTATATGCTTGATCTTCTGTAAATGGTTCTGCTTTTTTAGTCCAAGCAAAGCAAAGTAATCTAATATACATTCCAAGTGCTTCGTTAGTTAAGTGTACTGTTTCTGCTATAAACTTATCTGTAAATAGCGGTAATGATGGTAATTTAGCCATATTTCTCCTTTTTCGTTAAACTTGATAATGTTTTC